GCGCAGTTGGTCGCCGTCCACAATGGCACCCAAAAATGCCACACCCAACTCTTTGACCTTGTTGACCAGATAACCCACGCCATCGGCCACGATGTTTCCGGCTGTGATCTGGCCCATCGAGTTTTTCAGCAACCCGGCAGCCTTGTCGGCGGTCGTCAGGGTGCCAGAGACTTCGCGGATATTGCGCTCTAACTCCTTGATGCGGGCATTGCCTGCGGCAAACGCACCAGCCACGGCATCGCCCGTGACAGCGGCAGACGCCCTGACGGTATTCATAGCCTCACGCACTTGCGCTATTTCAGCGCGCAGTTCTTCCGCGCTGCGAGCGCCCACGGCCTTGAAAGCGTTGCTGATCTTATCGGCGGCGTCTTTGGCAGCGGTAGCCGTCGCGTCGGCCTCTGCTTTGGCGGCGCGCAACTTTTCCTGGTACTGGTCAATGGCCGCTTTTGTCTCAAGCGCGGCTTTCCCAGCACGGTTTAAGCCTTGTATCAGTTCGGCCTGCGATGCCGCCACGTTGTCGGTGGCCACGTCCAGCAACTTCGCTGCTTCGGCTGCGGCCTTGGTGCTGGATTCGTTCTCGCGCAGGGCTGTTGCTGCGGCTTTTGCCTGGGTGGCCGTGTACTCATACGCTGCAGCCAGCTTTTTTTCAGCTGCTTCAGCCTTGTCAACTTCACCGTTGGCCTGCGCCAGCGTGGTGCTGAGTTTTTCAATCTCGGCGCGCTGCTCGATTTTTTTGAGCTTTAAGTCAGATACGGCTTGAGCGTAACTGTCGTCAGCTTTTTTAGCTTCGGCGGTTTGTGCCGTAAGCGCGGCCAGGCTGTCGCGGGTTTGCCTCGCTGCGGCCTGCAATTGCGCCAGCGCATCGGCAGCCTGTCGCTGGCTGGATGTGGCTTCTTGGGTTTGCTTTTCAGCCGCTTGAAGTTTTGCACCAAGCTCTGTTGCCTCTTTCGCGGCCTGTTGTTGTTTAGTGGCAAGTTCAGCAGTGGCATCAGCAAGTTGCCTGAAAGCGTTTAAAGCACTGGACTGATCGCCCAGCCGCCCTATCTCATCGGCCAGCTTTTGAAATTCAGGCGCGGCGTCACCGCCTTCTTTTGCCAGCTTGGATACGCTGTCCTGAAGTTTCTTGATGTCCTCTGCGCCCAGCGTTTCCACGCTGAGCGTCATCTTCACATCGCGGTTACTGCTGGTTGCCATGCGTCAGACGGTTAAGACTGGCTTAGGCCGTGGTGCGCAGTTCGACCGTGAACGGTTCAGCGGAACCTGTAGGCGTTTTCATCGTGCCAGGCAGGTTCACATTGTTGAAGTCGTCTGCCAAAAAGTCAAAGGCGGCGTCAGCAGCGATGATGGCTTCGCGCACGGTGACGATCACCGCCAGGCCGTCAACCTGATTGATACCGTCGAACAAGATTTCAGCGCGAATGTCGGACTTGGTAGCGCCGGAAATAATCGTGCCAGAAATTGCACCATAAGCAGCAGTCACCTTGAGCGCGGCATCGGCAAGAATCGCGCCACCAGCAATTGCCTTGATCCATCCCAGTGGGCGGTTGACCAGATAGTCAGTGCCTTCAACATAGGTGGTGCTGGCCGCTGTGTTGGTCACTGTCAGCGCGGCGGCTGTGAGTCCTTGCTTGGTCAAAGGAACCCACACATCGAGTTTGGCCGTGATGTCTTCTGCGGTCAGCGTACCACTGGCCTGTGTGCGCGCCGCAGTGGTGCCCAGAAGGGCGATAACCATGGATTCCTTGTTGACCTCGTTGAGTTCGAGCATGAACTCGGCTGGTTCTTGAAGAGCGACGGATTCGAGCACCTGGCCGTAGTCGTTGCGGCCTTTGCTGGAGAGTTCGACCTTCTTGACCTTGGGTTTGATCTCGAATTTATTGGCGTAGTACGGGCCTTTCATGCCCTGCTTTACGTTGTTGACAAGCAGGTTGATGTACACATCACCTGCGCCTAGAAATCCGCGTGCAGCCATAGTAAAACCCCCGTCTGTTGCCGCAAAGCGCGGCGGTTATTGAACGGGATAAGTCTGATTTTTCAGGGCTATAAAGTCCTGCGGCACAGTTTCGCTATGGTCTGGCAAGCCTCAAGGATTGGTCAGGTCTTCAACGTACTCAACGTCAATCATCACGCGGGCCTGCACCAGCGCCACACCATCAGGGCGGGGGCCAATGTCGCGCCCCAGGTAGGACACACGGCTCACGCGCCCGCCCAGGGTTGCGTCACCGGCAAAGATGGCGCGCTTCATGTCTCGAATCATCTTGTGGGCCTGGTCGTTCGGGTTGTCGGGGTCGCACTTGTCGAACGCATCGAACACATAGGACTGCTGCACCAGCACCAGCGGAATGCGTCCGGGCCTGTCAGTCGGTGAGTCGTCACCTTCAAACATGACGATGCAGGGCGGCGCGTCATCACCTGGCAGTTTGCGCCGCCCGCGCTTGACATCACGCCCTACCTCTGTTTCAAAGCCAGCGGCAATGCGGATGCGCGATAGCCGGGCATAGAGTTCTGTGGCGATGTCGCCAGCTTTTGTATAGGTCAAAACAATCCTTTCTCAAGGGCTTTTTCAGCCATTTGCACGAGGCTGTCGCGCAGTTGATCTTCTGCTTCAGGCTCGATGACGATGGCGGCAGCGCGGAACAACTGATAAACAGAAGGGCCGGTGCGTGAACGGATTTTGTTGGCCCGGTTGCGGGCAAATACCACCATGTTGCCGTCTTTGTCTTCAATGCCGGGCATGGTGAAGCCGCGCTCAACCAGGGCGCGCTTGCCGCGTGTGACTTCTACCGAAATGCCCGCTGCTTTCTGGCCTTGGGGTATTCCGCGCTTCTTGTCGCCCTTTGATCGGGTCGGATTGAGGACGGCTTGCGTTACCTGCATCGCGCCGTAATGGGACAAGCCGGTCATGTCCCCTCGCTGACCAAAGGCGGTAATCGACGCCTCGGGTTTGCCGGTAGTGGCCGGTGCTACCTTCATTTTTCTCTGAATGTAAGCGTCTGTCAGGTTAACGCTGGCCAGCATACGGGTGCGGGCCAGGTCATAAATGCTGTCTGTCGTGTCATTGATGGCCTTGACAGTGGCTGCGCCCAGCTCTTCGGTGGCCAGCCCGGCCAGCCTATCGGACAGGCCAACGACCTGAGAAATATCAACCTTGACGCTGAAAGAAGCCATCAAATAACCACGGGCAGCAAAATGAAGCGTTTGGTATAGCCGTTGTTGCCGGTCTCCACGTCAAGCCGGTAGTTGCCGTCCGGGTGCGTCAGAGTTTCACCGACAGTGGGGTTTGCAGTCACGGGTATGGTGGCAACTGAACGCTCTAATACCGTCATACCGTCCGGGCCTGCTATCTGTACGCCGTGTTCGATGTTGACCTGACAAGCCACAGTACCGCGTAACAAACCCTCCTGCCCTAAAACGGACAAGAGGGTTTTTGTCATCATCGCAAAAGCTGCAATGGCCATCAAGAAGCCGCAGCAGAAACCTTGACAACCGCCTCGGGCAACGAACAGAAGTTGATCGGGTTGCTTTGCGATTCGATGGCGATACCCTTGTTGAAGGCCATGGGCATCTGCTTGGCGTAGTAGGGCAAGCCCTCGGTGTTGACGGTTTCCATGTAGTCAGCTGGCGCATAGGCAGTCTGGAACAAGCCAGTCACACCCTCGGGGTAGGCGTAGGCCAGGCCGTCAGGAATGAACTGCGTAGAGCCCACACCGCCCGCATACTCTTCAAAGGTCACACCTGCGAACTCAAACGCCGTGCCGCTCTGATCAGTGCGGGCATAAGAATTTTGGTTGTACAGCTCAAAAGCTTTTTCAACTGTGGCGTGGCCGGTCAGGTCATCGAAGAACGTCTGGCTGCAGAGAACGCGCACCGATTGGAAAGAACGACCACCCAAGGCGGTGGCAATCTTGCGCTTGATCTGGATGACCAGCTGTTTGACTTTGGTGGTGCCAGTACCCAAGGCCATGAACTGCACCGGCTGAGTCTTGCCAAACGCTGCGTACATGTCCATGAGTACAGTCGCACCATCAGCATCCAGCACTTGGCCCTTGATGGCTCCAATGCGGTGGTATTCCAGCGTCACGTCCAGCTGGGCTTTCATCTTGGCCATCTTGCCGCGCACACGGTTCAGAGCGGATTCCACCTCTGTCTCTTTGCCAAACGCACGGATGCCCTGCACTTCGTCAGCCAGCATTGCGCCGCGCTGTGGCAGGTGAATCGCCTGTACCGAGATCAGCGAGCGTCCGCCCATGGTGACAGGCTCCCCCACGCTACCGCGCGCTGCAGCAGACACCAGCTTGAGGCTGGAGCCTTCCCGCTCGATCATCATGGAAGTCGTGGGAATGCCGTATTCCTGAAACAAACCGGTGTCGCCAATACGGGTTTGCACCTTTGGAATGTCCACGATGGTGGCGGACAGGCTGGAAACGCTGAATGCGTCGTTGTTGAAAATATCAAAAGTTGCCATGGTGAAAAGCTCCTGAGTTCTGTGTTTGTGGGTTAGACCGTGCCGCGCACGATGACGCCGACAGCTTTGAGATCAGCAATGGCATCTGTGTTGATACCAACGAGTGCTGCGCGGATGACTTCGCAGTCACGCACAAAGGCAACCGCCTTCACGTCCCCGGTTGCAGCGTTCAACGGGCTGTACAGGATGCCTGCGGCGACTTCGCTGCCGTCTGTGCCTACGTTGTCGTAGGGCACATACTTGCCGTCAGCGGTAAGCCGTGAAATAACCGTGCCCGACTTGAGGGCAACCCCTGTCTGGGTCACGATGATGTTTTCGCGGCTGCGCTGGCCGGATGCTTCCGACAAGACAAATTCTGCAGGGCGAGTCGTGGAGCTGGTGATGGTTGGCATGGTGTGTTTCCTTTACCGGGTACTGGGTTTACTTGACTTTGGACTGGGCGCGGTGCGCTTGCCAGATGGATGCGGTCGAGCCTGACTGCGCAGTGACTGGCTTGTCATCGACCTTACGCACGTTGCTGGTGTGAACGTCTGCCTCGGCAAACTCAGCCAGAATCAATGCGCGAACATCGGCAACGGTCTTGTTTGCGCAAATCGCCGGGCCAGCCGCTTCGGGCTTTTTGGCGTAGTTGCAC